GCTAACCTATTGAAATATCTTCCATACCAGCAGTTCTTAACCGTGTAATATGTCCGATTTGCCACTGCTTTGTATCTAAGCCTTTCATTATGCCTAGGTACTTATTGCGTAAAAGACTGTATTGGTTGCAAAGGTGCTGTAAGTTAATTACACTTTCCTCACCATCAACAAACTTATCAGCATCTCTACTAGTAAGTGTTCTATTATAAGATTCAAAGAATTTGCGGAATACTTTAGAACGTTCTCTACGAAGTTCTATATTTAAGTGTTCGAGAATTGCTTCAATCTCTTGTAGCTGATTAAAGCGATGCTCAGTAATACCAGGAAGGGAGGCACTCAATTTCTCGAGGCTCCCTTTAATGTGACATTCGTATTTTGCTTCTTGAAGTTCTTTTTCAAAGTAGTCTATAGAGCCTACAATCTTACTCAGATCCTCAACAACTGAATTATACCACCCTGCCATGTCTACTCTTCCCAGTCGTCATCATCTTCATCTTCGTCTAATCCAAAATGCCCAATAATTGCATTTTTCATAGCTGAGTCGAACATGTTGATATTTGCTTGGATATCAGCAAGGTCGGCATTCTCATCAAAAATAGTAATGATTTGTTCTGCCGCCTGTAGCCTGTCTTTCTTGGTAATGTAATTTTTCATACCGTCCCAAACTTCTACTAGAAAATCTAAATCAGGATTCATTTGCCAACTCCTCTACAGTAGGTTCATCTACTAAAGTTTCATCGTCAACTAAATCACTAAAATCATCATGATAGTTTGCATCAGGTATTTGATTCCATTCATCCATTACTATCTGAAGTCTCTCTTCAGTCCACTGCTTTCTAAACTCTTTAATAACTTCGCCTGTAACAGGTGATGTGTATTCTAGTTTATTACCAGTTTTTACAACGATTCCTTTCTGCTCAAGCAATTCTAAAATACCTGAGTATGGATTCATTCCTGATTCATACGGAATTTTAATCTGTACACTTTCAAACGGTTTGCTGTAACGTGTTTTCACTACTTTACATGCCGCTCTAATACCTTGTACTGTCGATACTTTATTTCCGTCTTCGTCTTCTTTAAGTTTTAACTTTTTCATTGCTACTACAATACTTGATGCATATACAAATCCTTGTCCGCCACTGATTTTATCATCAGGGTCAAACATATCTTGCGATGCATAAGTGTGGTTAGTTGCAACAAGTCCGATTGGATGTGGTGCTAGTTGGTTAACTGTATTCCTAACTAGGGCTGTTAATGCCTTAGGCTTTCTACCCATATCACCTTTCATGTCGCCTTTTTCAAACTGTGCAACATCTGTAGGTGTAAGCAACATTCCCAAACTATCCACTACGAATAGTAATTTAGGTTGCTCTGCATATGGTAAGTCACCATAGTTAGACTTATAGTCTTTTACGAAGTCACTAATTGTTTTTGCTACATCATCAATCATTGAGACGCCAATCTTCAATAATTTCTCAGGAGTTGTATCAACGCCTAATGCTTGTAGCCAATCTTCATCTAGTGCATTCTCACTATCAAATAATACTACTTGACAGCCTTGTTGTTGTGCGTTACGCACTAAGTTACCTGAACAGATAAACGATTTACCTGAACCAGACTCTCCTGCAAATACACTTACTTTGCCTAGAGGAACTCCCTTTTGGAAGTCCCCACTAATTAGGTAGTTAAGAGTGTAGTTACCAGTTGATATCCAATCCTGTGGATCATGAAAGCCAGCACTGATGCCAGCGATACTTTTCGTGATTCCTGTTCGGAACTTTGTTAAGTCAAATGGTTTCTGCATGTTGTACTCCTTAAGAACGGTTTCTAATCATGTTCAGAATGTCATCTGCACTAGGTTTCGCATCACCTTCTGCCGCAGGAGCCGCCGGGGCAACTGGTGCCACTGGTGCTGGTGCTGGAGCAGTTGCTACTACTGGTGCCGCTGTTTCAACTACTGCTTCTGCTGGTGCAGTTACAGGTGCTATTACAGGTGCTACCGGAGCCGCTGTTTGCACAGGCGGTGTAGTAGGTTGTGTTGCCGACTTAGGTGTTTCTACGCCATAAGGCTTGTAGAACATTGCCCAACGCTCTGGATCATACAATTCACCGTCAACCGATGCTTGGAACATTTCGCTAATTGCGTTAAGTTCGTCTTGTCCAGGTCTTTTAGGTAAAAAGTCTGAAAGTGTATGTAAGCCATTTGCGTCAATCGCCGCTAGTTCAGTTTCATCCAAACCACGCTCTTTACGAGCCCATTTTGAAGTACTGTAATCAGCATACTGTCCTTTAGTTGTTTTAGTAACTCTGAAATCTGTACCAGCAACATAGTCAGTTGGAATGTTTTCCATATCTGGGTCCATTAGTGCTGATTTAATAATGTTAAAGATTTGCGGTGAGATTACAAAACGTCTGACTGGATTTTCAGGTGCTGTTTCGCTTAGTGGATTTTCAGTTACAAATCCTTGGAAGATGTAACTACGTTTTTTCCAATATTTACGACCTAGGTCTTCTAAAGATGCATCCTTAAACCAAGGACGTACTTCAGTTAATACTGGACAAGTATCGCCGTACATTTCTGCACAAGGTACTTGTACTGTTACTGGTTTCATGTCTCCACCTTTTACTCCAGGGAAAGTAAGACGAATCATTTGTCTTTCTACCCAGAAAAAAGTGTTGTCAGGATCGCTATCAGGCAAAAACCTTAGTGTTGTACTAGTGTTCTCGTCGATATTCCAGTGGGGGTAAATGGCGTTGTCGCCGTTTGATGAACTGTTTGGTTTGGAATTAGATTCCATAGAGGCCAGTTTTGCCCTTATTTCTTGTAAAGATGCCATGTTATTTCTCCATATGTGCCATGTGTGTCAGGACTTCTGTGTTTGTGTCCTAACTTGGGTTATTATAATATATCTTTGCCATGTTGTCAACCTTTTTCTATCACGTGATAGCAATCGTTGTCTTTATTGTAATAGTATTTATGCCTTACGGCACTTTAAACCAGGTTTTTATTGAGCAAAAGGCTTATCAGTATTAGTAAACGTGTCTAGGAAGGATTCATATTTGCCTAAATCGTCTGTACTTTCTGCCATAACTGGTGTTGAATTCTGTGCTGAAAGCAATGATGCCTTAACTGCTCTGTATTCAAACTGAGACATATTGCCTCCTCCAGATAACTTGCTACCTATACCATTTAAATATCCGCCTAACTTCTCGCTACTTGCAGATTGCCCTAGTTGTGATACTCTATATCCTAATTGTGCATTAGGTGTATCAAACTGCATTACTTCACTTTCTTGCATAAGTGTTTTAGCATTCTTAAATGATTCTGTTTGGATAGTATCCATTATGTAACTTTCAAAAGCGGACTGCTTATTAACTAATCTGCTTAATGTGTGATGTGCATTTCCTACTTTTTCGTCAAAATGTGTTTCAGTGAAGTGGTCTTCTAAGTTTACTTCATTAACTATTTCAACGTTATTAAATTCTGCTAAACTTTCAACAGCATTTGCATAAGTTTTTACACCGCTAAGTTTCTTAAATGTAGTTCTAATGTTTTCAATATGTTCTTTAGCAAGTGAGACATACTCGCCATTGGTTTCGTTAACCAATCCTTTCTTTGTAACATAGCCAACAAACTCTTTAATAGAGCCAAAGTCTTTACACATTCCAATAATGCTTTCAGCGACTGTATCGTGCATTGTACCACCATTGTGTATATGCCTAGCCATTGCTCTTGCACCATGTAAGTTTTTACTTGGGAACAAATGACGTTCTTCGTTCGCTTGGATAAAAATCTTATTAATGTTTCTGCTTCTCGAACCACGTACTTCTTCATTAACGTCTTTACTGTGCTTAACAATAATCTTAACGTTGTCTAGTGGTTGATAACTAGTTTTCACTGAACCGCTAACCGGTCCTAAATTTGCTTCTGTTACTGATTCCATACCTGTCTCTTTGGATGCTTTTGCAACACTTATTGCATCGCTTATTGGTTTAAGTGTTTTCCCAAATACTCTGAAGTCTAAATTCATTAAGTAACTTTGGGCTAACTGTTTTAGTTGCTTTCGTAAAATGTCAGTTTCTTCTGTATTTGCACTAACACTAAACTTAATTTCTTCTTGAGGTACATTAAGTGTAACTAGTAAGTCTGGATCTTCAACGTAAAAACGTACTGCATCTGCAGGATCGCCTACTGTAACGCCTTCTTTATCGTAAGTGTCAACAGCAAAACCATATCCTTTTAATAAGTTGAATACTTTGTCTGCTACTGTTTTAACTGAAATCGCCATTTAATATATCTCCTACTTGTATTTATCTTTTATCGAGTTTAAGTATTGATAATCGTTTTTATAAATTTCTTTAATCATGTCTCTAACACCAGGATCTATTGTTTCATCTGTAACTATAACATTTCTTTCCATAGAGTATCGTGTTTCATGATCCCATGCATGATCTATTCCTAATTTACGATTAAAGTACTCTGAATCACCTATTTTGTTAAAGTCTAGTAGTACTAAGTTAACACCAGTGTCTTCCCAACTTGGTATTATATCACTGTATTTGTTCTGTGCATACATTAATTTATCAGGTGTTTCTATTTTTCTAGTTGCATGTTGCTGTACTTTACGTTTAAGTATATCAACACCTTCTGGTGTATTAAAGTATTCTGCTTCTCTATCAAATACATTACCCATTTGGGTCTTGGCATGTGTCCACCAACTAGTATGATTAATCGTACTAATCCAAGTTTCGTATGGATCTCTAATCCATAAATAAACAGTTAAATCAAAACGTTCGTCTAATTCTTTAATTACACTTATACTTCGCTGTGGTTGATACCACCCCAACGAAAAGTCCATCCAAGGTTTTTCAGATTGTTCTATAGTAGTGTAGTATTCACTTAATGATTTTTCAAAAGGCTTGCCTTTATATAGTAATGGAAAATCGGGGAATGGTTTTTCACACCATATGTATGTTTCTTTTAAATCGTACGAGTTATAGTTATTTTTTAAGTTTTCCCAAAGCCATGTGGTGCCTGTTCGGGCTGGACCAACACACAACAGTAGTTCCGTGGACATTACAAGAATCCGATTGGCATAGGCTCGTCATATTCGTCATACGGGCCAGTATCTCTATCTGATTTTTCTATTCCGATTGTAGAATTTACTACTGAAAAAACATCATCTTCAAATGTAGCAATATATGAAACCATTCTACAAGCAACAACCATAGCCATAACCAAATCATCACTCTCACCTGGTTGCCCGGCAAAGCTATTGCCTCTTGCTACAAATGTTTTTAGCTCTCCAATTAATGCTTTACTACATATACCTAACTTATCTTGTTCTATGTATCGCTTAATTTGAATACAGCCTTCTATTTTTGTTTTACTACTAGTATGGAATCCTTTACGTCCTTTACGTCCTTGTACTTTAACAGGATCATGTAAGAACGTTCCTGGAAAAGCTTCTTCACCGGTATCTCTGATTACAACTAGTGCCGCTTCACCGATACTGTTATTCTCAACCGTCCAATAAATTTCTTTAGCACCATAGTTTTGTATTTCTTCTAGAATTTCCATCATAGTCCTAACTTGCCCCTCAATAGGAGTTTTATTATGGCACCATTCTGCAACTTGATTCATACTGGGTAGTTCTATTACTTGTATTGCGGCATTATCTCCACCGGTGCCTGCACTTGGGTCTAAACTCACTACATACATCTTATCTGTACTGGGCCTCTTATACCAACGTACTTGCCCCATCTTGTATAGGGCATCTATGGCTGTCATAGTGGCAAGTTTTAAAGGATCTATAAGTGTTTCATTGTAAATAATGAATTCACATTCATGTTCTCGTCTAAATCTCTCTTCACCAATTCTACTACGTTCTTCATCTGCCCACTCTGCCGTTCTATCCGGATGTTGATTCCACTTTGCCATGTAACCTTTAAATCCGTTAACACCGACAACACTTGGATTACCGTACTCGTCGACAGTTTTAGTTGCTTGGTTCCAAATACTAGCGAAGGTGTCTTCATCACTGTTAGGTGTTGAGGTCATAATACACTTGCCGCCTGTACTTAATGTAGGAGACAACGCTGTCCAAAATTCTGCGGCGATACGTGGGGGTACAAACGCAAACTCATCCAAGTAAACTAATGTTAACGACATACCACGTCCAGTGTTTTCAGTAGTTGTACTACTTACTATACGTGATCCGTTGTCAAATGTTAAACTAGTCTTATTATATTCTGAAACGCCTGCTCTGATATGATCTGGAATCATTTCGTATGCATATCTAATACGTTGCATAATTTCTTGTGAGCCAGCCGCTTTATGAGCCGCTACAAGTATTGTACTGTCTGGCTTAAACATAGCAAACCATAACAAGTATGCCGCCGCAACAGTAGTTTTACCCATCTGTCTGCCCAGCATGTTAATACTATATCTAAATTCGTTGTAGTTTGATATTAAGTCTTTCTGATAATCAAAGGGAACAAAGTCAATGCCGCCTTTAGTAGGATGTTGGATCTTAACAAAGTTTTCCATGAAGTACAATGCCCCGTCAACCGGGTCACAACACGCCTGAAACTCTCTAAGCATGTCTTGATCATATTGTATCTTCTGATAGGCTGGTTTAACCAGCTCGGTATTTACTGTTCCTTTAGGCATAGTAAGTATTTATGTGAGTTTTGAGGGATTGTTTACTAGGAACGGCTGTTTTTAAGATAATCTCTAAGTTTATCTCTAATAACGCTAGTTAATACTGCTTTGTCTGTGGACATATTAGGATTAACGTCTGTTTGTGGAAAGTCCATAGTTGGGTGACTGCCGTCATCAGCATCTACTTCAACTTCTGCTTCTGGTTGTTCTGGTTGTTCTGGGTTTATGTCTTGCGGAAGTGTTATTCCTGCAAGTTTTAATACTTTTGCTAGTTCTTGCATATCATCAGCACTTGCTTCTATACTTACTGAACCTTTATCAGTGTTCTTTTCTTGTCTAAATGTAACTGAACCACCAG